ATGACAGACGAAGCAATCAAGAAGCGCGCCAACGGCGAAGGCTCCGTGTTCTACCGGAAGTCAGACGACCGTTGGTGCGCTTCCTTAACCGTGGTGCGCCCGGACGGAACAACCCACCGGCCCACGAAGACCGCCAAGACCGAGCACGGCGCGCGGATCAAGCTCAAGGAAATGAAGCGCGCTGTCGCGAAGGACGGCGACATCTACACGAGCCGCCTGACCGTAGCCGCTTGGATGATGAAGTGGTTCGAGACCGATGTAGTGAAGGAGCTGCGCCCGAAAACAGCGGCCTCCTACAAGACGAACATCACGCAGTACATCATCCCCGCGATCGGGACGCGCCTGCTGGCGATACTCACGCCCGACGACGTTCGCAAGGTGGCAACCTACGTTGAAGCCAAAGGCCTGTCGTCACGCACGAGCGCATCGGCGTACCAGACGCTTTCACTGGGGCTCGAGGCTGCACGCAAGGAAGGCAAGGCGCCCCGCAATACTGCGGATCTCGTCAAGCGCCCCCGGACCAAGAAAGCCAAGCTCGCGCTACTCACCGCGGATGATGCAATCAAGATCCTCTACACCGTCGCCGGCGATCGGCTGGGTTCACGATGGGCTGCAGCGCTGCTCACGGGTGCCCGCCAGGGGGAACTACTCGGCCTCGAGCTCGACCGCGTAGGCGACTCGCTCGACCTGTCGTGGCAGTTGCAGCGCATCACATGGGAGCACGGCTGCGAAGGTGCCTGCGACAAGAAGCAAGGGGCGGCATGCCCGAAGCGGAAGATCACCATTCCTGAGGACCACGAAGTTCGGCACCTTGAGGGCGGGCTGTGGCTGTCTCGCCCGAAGTCGTCAAAGAGCTGGCGCATCATCCCGCTCGTTGAGCCACTGCGAACGATCATCGAGCGCCGCGTGGAGGTGGCACGCAACGAGCCCAACCCTCACGGCTTACTGTGGACTTCGGAGCCTGACCGGATCGCTGGCGGCGGATACAAGGATCTCGACGGCCGTCCCCTCGACCCTTCCCGCGACAACAAGGCATGGCACGCTGTGCTCGACCGGGCCGGCTTGCATGATGCTCGCCTGCACGATGCACGGCACACCGCTGTAGACCTGCTCTACGACGCGGGGGTTCCGGAAGTGCTCATCCAGGACATCGTTGGGCAGTCGGTTCTGTCGGTCACGCGCGGCTACAAGTCGAAGGGGAATCACGCTCAACTCAGCGCGGCACTCACAAGCATGTCTGCGCTGGTAAACCCGTTATCTGATTAACACCCCCAGTGCGGGGGTCAAAGGCCCTCTGATTGGTCCTCATTAATGAGGACTGCTCAGGGGGCCTTTCCGCATGCCCCTGCAGTTTTGCAAATTTCATCGAACACACGTTCGAAACTTCCATGTCGGAGGGTCGCTCTAACCTGTATCAGAAGGAGCACGCGGTAGTGCTCGCAAGACACAGGGGTACACCCAACATGGGGATCGCATACACAATCGAGAAGGCGTCCGAAGCAACATCACTGACCGAGCATGCAATTCGGCTCGCCATCAAAGAAGGGCGCCTCGAGGTGCGTGTGCTCGACGGCCAGAAGCTGTTACTCAGAACCGACATTCAGACGTGGCTCGAGACGCTCCCCCGTGCCTAACGTCGAACGGCAGTCTCCGTGGTCCATTCGTCAGAGGTGTGCCGGAATGATGTGGCCTTGTCGGCGTTCACCACCACATCTCGGAAGCTGAGGCCCAGGGCCCAGCAAATCTCGTCCAGCTGCTCAAGCTCAATCTGCTTGTTGCCGGCGAGAATCTTGGACAACTGACCGCGAGATACGTCCAGAACTTCAGCCAACTGCTGGTGAGACAGCCCCTCGCGGGCGACTTTCTCGCGCAGAACAGCCGCGACCTCTTTCACGAAGGGGCCCGGTGTCTTACTGGCAGCGCCTGGCATTCCATCATTTTCGCACATTTTGGACCCATTCCGGAAAAACTTGCCCATTTGGTTCCATATGGCGCTAGACTCGCCATATGGAACCGAAGCTAAGAAGATCGCGGATCGCCGAAGAGGTGTCAGCAGAGATCGCCCGCCAGCGAATTTCCAAGCGAGAGCTTGCGAAAGCGGCAGGCATCTCCCCTGACTCTCTTCGGGCGCGGCTAAAGGGCCACCGCCCGTTCTACGTGGACGAGCTGGTGGCCCTTTGCCATGCGCTTGGCGTTCCTGTGTCCGTGATGCTCGACAAGGCAGGAATCAAGTAATGGCAGCTCCAAAACAACTCAGACAGCCCCTCGCCTACTCAGTAACAGGCGCGGCCGAAGCAATTGGCATCTCGCCGTCGAAGCTCGAAGAAGTCATCAAGCGGTGTGACATCTCCGTGAAATGGATCGACGGCAAGCGGGTCATCGAAGCCTCCGAGCTTCTGGCCTACCTCGATGCTCTCCCGATTGAGAGAGCATCATGACCGCGCTCACCGAGCAGGACGCGCGCCCCTATGTCGCCAAGCGCCTAGTCGAGGACTTCGCCGCTATCGCGCTCGAACGGCACCGTCAGGAACGGCAGGCTCAGGAGCCCGGCCTCCCGCGCTTTGGCGAGGATCACGTCGAGCAGCGCCTCATCGATCTTCAGGTGCGGTGCGTTCTCGTAAATGAAGACGATGCCATCGCTCGGGAACGAGATAACACTCCCGCCCATGAGGGTGTGGACGCGGATGGAAAGCCCCTCGGTGCCAAGCATCGTCAACGCCATGTCGAGATGAAACAGCGACTCGTCGTCAACCTCGAGCTCGAACTTGGCCCCGTGCAGAAGTTTTCCCATGGTGCGAGCGTATCGGAGGCCCGGCCATGACCGCCCTCGACATCTTCACGTACTCCGGCCAGCAGGTTCGGACAGTCATCGTTGACGGTGAGCCGTGGTTCGTTGCGAAGGATGCTTGCGATGTCGTCGGCATCAGCAAGTACCGCGACGCCGTTGCGCAGCTGGACCCCGACGAAAGGGCGTCCGTGGCCGTGGACACCCTTGGCGGCCTGCAGATGATGGCCGCTGTGAATGAGCCGGGGCTGTTCGCGCTGATGCTCATCAGCCGTTCACCGGTCGTGCGTGACTTCCAGCGCTGGGTGCGGCACGAAGTTCTGCCGGCGATCAACCGCACGGGCCAGTTTGGTTCCGCCCTCCCGACTGATTTCGCGGAGGCTCTTGAGCTCGCGGCGGCTGAGGTTCGCCAGCGTGTTGCGCTCGAGGCGCAGATCGCGATCGACGCCCCGAAGGTGGAGGCGTACGAAACCCTCATGGACGCGGACGGCGCCTATTCAATGGATGCGGCGGCGAAGATCCTCGGTATCGGCCGCACGACTCTCTTCAACCGTCTGCGTGCTGAGGGCATCATCCAGGCGGGTCAGCGCACCCCGTATCAGCGTTACGCGCATCACTTCAATGTGACGGCGCACACGTACACGGACAGCGAGGAGATCCCGCACACGTCGTTCACGTCGAAGGTTCGCCCGTCCGGGTTGGACTTCATCGCGAAGAAGCTCGGACTTGTGGCGGTGGGGTCATGAACGCCGCGGAGTGCGAGTGCGCCAAGTGCGGCAACCGCGCGAAACTCGCCCACATCGCGGCCGAGAAGGCTGCGGGTCGCGCGATCCCGTTCTGGCGGTTCTTCATCGCCTACCTGATGGTCTTCGTCGCTTACCTCGGCGGTCGCTTAGTCCAGATGGGACACGAAGCGGTCGTCGCGGCTGGACTCGACACCGGCACATGGTCTGCGTTCTGGTGGATCGCCCTCGCCGCCGTCGTGGTCCCGGCGTGGGCGTGCTTCCTACTGCTGATCAAGAACGTTCGCACGCCGGGGTGGATGTCATGACTCGGGTTGAGCGCATCATCCTGGCCGCAATCATCGCTGGCCTCGTAGGGAACTTCATGTACTGGCTCGCCACCACCGACTAACCACCCCCATTTTCTTGCCCGCTTGCACAGGGGCTCTGGCGACGCCTTTGCCAAAAACAGGGTGTCGCACCTGCTCCACCTAGCTCCTCTGAACAGCTCGCAAGGCCAACGGGGGACGCGTCAGTTTCTTGACAACTCCACAGCGTGAATCATCACCCCACAAGTTTCGACTGGTGGCCGTCCGGAATATGGGGGCGGCTGCTCGGGGTGGAAGGCCGGTTCGTTCTTATGGAGCGCCGTAAGTGGGTAGAAGTCGTGCCCCAACGCTGACGGGACGAGACAGGCCAAGCAAGAAGACAACCCAAACAACAGAGAGAAGCACATGGAAATCGACTGGAACGCAATCATCTGGTTCGTCATCTGGGCAGCCGTCACCATCGCCGGGTTCTGGCTCATCGCCTACATCGCAATCGCGACGTTCGCTGCGAGGCAGTTCAAGAAGATGTCGAACGACATGGACGAATGGCCGCGCACGCCGTCGTCGCGATTCCGCCGCTAGCCGTCAACCGAGAGAAGGAAACACATGGCACACGACATTGAGAACGCACAGGAACGACTCGCCAACCTGCGCGACAAGAAGGAAGAGCGGGAGCACAAGGAAGCGGTAGAGCGCGCCGGGTTCGACAACGCCGGCGACTACGAAGCATGGCGCGTTCTGGAAGACCTGCGCGCGCTGACCCTTTCGGAGAGACGTGCGGCTGAGATCGCTGCGGAACCGAAGAAGGCAAACGGCGGCATCGTCGTCGGCTGGGCCGCGCCTCGAGTTGCACACAGCGACTGCACGCTCCCGCAGCGCTTCCTCGCCGGCCTGTAGGTCAGCCCCATCGGCGCCGAGCCTGCGATCGGTTGTCCCGGCGTAGAACCGGGCGGCGTCACTAACCCCCACCTACCCGCCACTCGTGTGGCTGATTTCGAAGGAGAAAGACATGATCACCGTTCCAGAATTCACACCCACTCAGCTCGTCGCCAAAGAGGCCGACTGGTACATGGAGACACCCACCTACTCCGAGATTGTCGGCACGTTCGGTGAGGTTCTCGTCTCGGAGAACTACGGCAGCTACCAGGGCGACTCGCTCTTCCTGATCCGCCGGCCAGAAGGTATCGGCATCCTCACTTTCGGCTGGGGGTCATGCAGCGGGTGCGACTCGCTTGAGGCGGTCCAGAATCAGTCCGACCTCGACCGGCTGCAGAGCGATCTCAAGAGCAACATCAAGTGGTTCGCCTCGGTTGCGGATGCGATCGCTTACCTCGATGGTGGCGGCCTCACGGATTCGTACCTCGATGACGACCTCGTTGCGAGCTTCAAGGCGGCCGTTGCGATGGTGGCCCTGTGACCGCCCGCCACCGTTCGACGTTCACTGCCCCGAACCCGTGGCGTCCGATCACGGTCGCGGTTCTGATCACCGCAGTATTCACGATCCTCCTGTTCGGGTACTTGCTGCTGAACATGAAAGTTGGTGCCTGATGACCGCCTCAACGTGCACCTCTTGCACCCGACCGATGCGTCCTACTCGTGCGCTCCTGGCTGATAATCCGGGGACGGTTCGTGCGTCTGGTCGTGGGCGTTGTGACATGTGTGTGAAGGCTGCGAATTCTGGTGGCCGGGTAACGACTCGTTCAACGTTGGATGTGGGCGCGTTTGGTTACAAGCCGATCCCTGAACCGACCGCGGATGAGAGACGCCTGATCATGCGTCAGGTGAACCGGCTCGGTGGGGACGACGCAGCAATGTTGGCCGCCATGATGCTGGGGCCGGTGATGTCATGAGCGTCGAGCAGCGCATCAAGATCTCGTGCGACAACTTCGAATGTGAAGCGGCCATTCACTCGGGTGTCGGCCTGACCGCAGCACGGACGATCACTGGCCGCGCTGGCTGGGTCAACACCTTGCATTTCGTTGCCCACCGAGCGATCTTGCAGGACTTCTGCCCGGATCACCGCGAGCAGACTTTCGACTCGAAGACATTCGACTCGAAGATGCGGGCACAGCGCGTAGTTGCTAAGCCGATCGCATCGGAGGCAACCAAATGACCTTCCAATCCCCGATCAGTGGTGGCGCAGGAACACCAGCCACGTACCCGCATGAGTCGCCCGAACGTTGTTGCGCTCGTTGTTCTGGTGGTCCTCATGCGCTTAAGTGCGGTCGACCGAACAAGGCGTGCATCTGCCATCTGAAAGCGGCGGCAAGGAGACGGGCGCGTGACCAGTAGTAACAACCGCCTCGAATGGGACACCGCACTCATCGACTGCCCGTGTGGTCACTCCGGCCCCGTCGATTACTGGTCGGACTTCGAAACGTTCGAGCACGGATTCACCTGCCCCGAATGTGGGCAAGAACACGTAGAGCGCGGATGCTGAGCGATCTGCCCCTGTTCTGGCAAGCCTGCATCGTGGGGTTGTTTATGGCCGCCGCTGGACGCCTAGGGGCGCTGATCGGGTGGTGGCTGACAAAGCGAGAACACGTAGAGAAAGGGAACTAGAGACATGAGCGAAACGGATTCTTTTGCACTCAAGCAGGACGAACCGGAAACACCCGAGCAGATGGAAACCCGCAGATCCGCACTGCTTGAAGCGGTGTGCAACTTCCTCGGCGAACAAGGCTACGAACTTGATTCCCTCGATGAAACTGCTGAGCTACTGGGTTGGCTGATTGACGCCGACCGCCCTCCCGCTGAAGAGAGTGGGCGCGAGCTCGCTGCTGCCCTCGCCCGCGTCGCATCGCTTGCGGCGGAGCGGATCGCTCGGCTGAACGTTCTCGACGAATGGGTTGACGAGCTCCACGCTGCGAGGGCCGAACGCGACGCAGCACTGGCGACGATGAAGCAGGCCGCGAGGGTAGAGGACAACCACCGCGATAAGGACTTCATGTGGATCGTCGGGCAGATGCGCGGCATCCTCGAAGCCAGTCCCCTGTGGAAGGCAAACAAGTGAGCGGCTTCGAAGATTACGCCGACCTTATTGCGGAGTTGGCCAAGCAGGGGAACGAGGTTGCCGAGTTCATTGATGGCGAGCCTGTCGAGTTCCGGGCGATTGAAGCACTTAGGGGTGCATCTGCAGCACAGGAGCGCAATGACGGCTTCGGGCCGAATGCGCACCTCTACACGGTTGAGGCGATGCGCCAGGAGTGGTTCACGCCGACGTTCTGTCAGGGCTGCAACATTCCCGTCACCCCGGATGGGCTTGCCCCTACTCATTGCGGGTTCTGCCCGCCGTGGGATTGCCCGGATTGTGGCGGCAAGGACTCCATGGCCACGCCGTGTTCATGCTGGGTGCCGCTTGAGGGGAAGAACATTGCGGATCTCAAGGCGCTCTTCGCTGCCGATGGGACGTTCAGCATCGATCCCAAGATCGCGCCACCGAGCGAGGAGTCCCCCATGACAAAGGAGGAGCGATGAAGTCATTCCTGTTCGATGTAGCAGCCGTTCTCAACGCGCTGAACGTGCTGGCTTGCGCGGGGTCGATGGCGCTCGCCCTCGTTACGTTCGGCGTCACCACTAATCCGTTGGCACTGATCGCCGTTCCTATTGGAGCGGCACTCACCGTCGCATTCGCGCGACTCACGGCCTACTGCTGGGACGAAGCGAGGTGGCACCGATGACTCGCCGCAAACTCACCCCTCCTGAGCGCACCCTGCTCACCCTCATCCTGGCCGGTTCCGTTCTATACGGTGCCGGCCCTTACTTTTCCGACCACCTGATGATCGCAGGCATGGGTTTGCTGATCATCGCCGTGATGGTGCTGAGTGCGGCGCTTGCGGCAAAGACAAGGAGAACCAATTGAACATCGAGAACGAATTCGAACAGCTCAAGACACGCACCGAACGGGTGGCGAACGAAGCAACCGCGCTCCGAAAGCGCATCCGTGCAGCGCAGCTCAAGACGGAGAGCCTGCTCGGCATCGCACAGAGCCTCGGAGTGAACGTGGTGAGTATCGGGATGATCCACGAGGCGGTCGCGAACGAAGGCTGGGACTACCGCGGGCGGGGCTCGATCTTCACCCACCCGAACGCGAGAGTCGACGGTTGGCCTGCCGCGTGGCGTATCGCGGAACAGGCGGGAGTTGGGTACGGCGCTGGCAACACGGGCCAGCACCAAGCGGATCTGAGCAGCCTGATCGATGGCGTCTACGAGTGCAGAGGAGGGCGCTGGATGCGCATCGATCTGGACGAGAGCGGGCAGGGGGCGAACGCATGACCGACCTGCTCATCATCGATGCCACGCACGACACGGACGCAACGATCGACAGCATCACCGCCCGAATCATCGCCCAACACGCACCCGCCGTCGTGCACGAGTTCACCAGCAGCACCGAGAACAACCGCGTGCTCGGCTTCTGCTCCTGCTTCGGCTGGTCATGCGAATCAGACGGATCAACCACCCAATCGAAGCAGTGGGTTGAAAGCCTGCATGCCGCACACGTCAGGAGAGAAACAGCATGAGCGACATCGACCACAAGGCAGAAGCTGAAGCGATCCTGTTCGCTGATCGTCAGTACCGCGACGAACGCACGCTGATGGAGGCGCAGGTATCGGCCACTCTCTACCTCGCTGAACAGCAGCGGATTGCGAACCTGATCGCGGTTTCGAATCTCAAGCTCACAGCATTTCCCAACGAGGGGCCGGGAAGCGCAAGTGACCTGTTGCGTCAGACGCTGCGGGCGCTGGGCATCCCACTAACAGGCGACGAGGCGATCGCATGAGCGCCTGGGATGGCAACGGTTACACGCAAGCGCCCCCGGAACCGTTCGTGACCGTGCTGCATTTCGACTACCCGCGCCCGCCCATTGCAGCGAACGACCGCACGCACTGGGCGCACAAAGCACGCCTCACGAAACAAGTTCGCGCCAAAACGGCCGAGCTCGCGAAACGCATCCCCGAACTGGGACGCATCCGGGTGTCGCTCGTGTGGGTAGTGAAAGACCGGCGTCGTCGTGACGGTGGCGAAAACATCACACCCACATTGAAACCGATGATCGACGGCCTTGTAGACGCCGGAATTGTCGAGGACGACACACAAGAACAAGTCACACGCGACATGCCCCTCATCGAATACCGGGCCGGGGCTGTAGCGCACATGGAGTTACGGATTGAGGAGATTCGATGAGCACGCCCTACTACCAAGACGAACTTGTCACGCTCTACCACGGCGACTGCCTCGAGATCACGGAATGGTTGGCCGCCGATGTGCTGGTGACCGACCCGCCGTACGGATCGCAGCCGAACTCAGACAAGATCGGCTACGGCCGGAAGGTTGATGCGGCAACGGGGTTCCGTGGCCGAGTCATTGCAAACGACGTCACAACCGATGTTCGAGACAAGGCCCTGGCGCTTTGGGGCGCAGAGAAGCCGCGGTTAGCATTCGCCACCCCGCGCATGCCCGAGCCGCCCGGGGAATGGGCTGATCGTCTCGTTTGGGACAAGCGCGAACCCGGACTGAACGGCGGGCCGTGGCGCTACACCCACGAACTGATTTTCGTGGGTGGCAGCGGGTGGAAAAGGCAGAGCGCATCCTCGTTCTCGATCCTCTCGTTTCCCTCGGGCAACGGGTCTTGGGAGAAGGCGCAGCATGCTCACGCGAAACCAGTGCAGCTCATGGAGTCACTGATCTTGTCTGCGCCCAAGGGCGTCATCGCCGAGCCGTTCGCCGGATCGGGCAGCACAGTGGTTGCCGCCCGGAACCTCGGGAGAAAGATCATCGCCGTGGAGCTTGACGAACGCCACTGCGAGACCACGGTGAAGCGCCTGCAGCAGCAGACGTTCTCGCTCGTGCCGGAAGAGCCACGTTCGTCGGGGTGGTCGGGCACAGAGCAAGCATTCGATCTGGAGGCCCTCGCGTGACCCACACGAACCCTGCCTATTACGACGACACCGAAGCGTACGAACCAACAGACCACGAACGCGTTGACGTTGCGGAACTCGAAGAACGATGGGAGGCGGGACATGACGCTTGAAACCAGACTCATCCTCGACATGCCGGAAGCGGAGTACCACGCGCATCCGGCCTTGTCGTCTACCGGCGCGAAGACACTCATCAAAGACACGCCGGCGCTGTTCAAACACCAGATCCTCGACGGCAACCGCACCGACAAGAAAGCTTTCGACGTGGGGCACGCAATCCACGCGAAGGTGCTCGGTATCGGCATGGGCGTTGTTGAGATCCCGGTCGACGTGCTCTCAAAGACGGGCACAACGGGGACAGATGCTGCACGCGCATTCATCACTGAGGCGCGTGCACAAGGGCTGATCCCGCTGAAGAAGTCCGAAATTGACCAGGTGAACGCATCCGCCGAAGCCGTCCTTGTTCACAAGTTCGCGGGCCCCCTGTTCGAAAGCGACGGCATCTCGGAAGCAACCGCATTCGCCCATGACGACGAATTCGACATCGACCTACGGGCACGCTTCGACCGGATCAGCGGCAACGCAATGATCGACCTCAAATCTGCGGCCGATGCTTCACCCCGCGGATTCGGCAAGTCGGTCGCAACGTACCGGTACGACATCCAGCAGGAGTTCTACCGCGACGTACACACCCGCGCAACAGGCGAACGATTCGAACGGTTCTACTTCGTGGCCGTCGAAACCTCCCGGCTACATGGCATCGGGGTGGGCGTCTATGAGCTCGACTTCGAATACGAGCTGCGGGCCATCCGCGACGTGCGCGAAGCAAAACGCCGATACGCACACGGCATCGCCACTGGCGAATGGCCCACCTATTCAGACGACGTCGTAACCCTCGAAGCCCCCTTCTGGTTGCGCGACTACGACATGAACGAGACGGAGTACGAACAATGAGAGTTGCACCCAAGCGCAACACAGACCAATGGAATGCAGACGATTTCGCGGTGGCATCCCGTGTCTTCACCATCGCAGGCGTTCGTGACGGCACGAAGGAAGGCCCGTACGACATCGACCTGGTCGAAGGCGAGGGGAAGTGCTGGCGTCCACCGAACACGGTCATCCAACTCCTCAACGACGTGTGGGGCACCGAAGACAGCGACGACTTCATTGGGCGGCGCGTGGAGCTGTACCGCGATCCAACCGTGAAGTTCGGGCGCGACGTTCCGGGCGGCATCCGTCTCCGCGCCGTGTCGCACATCGCCCAGGCCACAACAGTTCTCATCCAGACAACCCGTGGCAAGCGCGAAAAGTTCACCGTCCAGCCCCTCCCAACCGCAGCCCCGCAGCCCACTGACACATCCGGGCGCGACTGGGTAGCTGAACTCAAGTTGGCCGGCGACCACCTGGACGCAATCAAAGCGCTCGGGATCGCAGCACGAACAGCCCACGCAAGCGCACCGACCATCGACGCCATCATGGCCGAATACCGACGCGTTGAGGCTGCAGGTTTGGCGGCTGAGAGTGGGGCGGAAGGGTGACTGCCGGCGCTCCGAGATCGTGGGCAACTGTCCTCATCCCGGAGCTGCACCCCAACACGTGGTCGTCTCTGCCTGGTTTTGCGGAGGCGGCCACACGTGGTTTCAGGGAGTTACCGCAGCCGGCCAAAGCGTCCACCCCGCGTGCCTGTCGCACCCTGGCGGATCTCACGGAAGAACGCGACGCACTCGTGCAGAAGCGTGACCGGCTCAACCCAGATGCCGGCCCGCTCGATCACGGCACGCTGTCCGGCATCCGACGCAAACCGAACGGCGCCGACCGCAAACGGGACGCAGCAACCGACCGTGACCTAGGCAAATACGCCGCGTACACGAAACGCATCGAGCACCTCGAGTACCGCATGAGAAAGGAAGGAGGTAGAGCCGGTGAGAATCCGAGGCACGAAGCCTGAGTTTTGGAGATCGAAGCTGATCGCGTCCGTGCCGTGGGAGGCGCGGTTTGTTCTGAAGGCGCTCGAGTCGTATGTCGATGACAACGGCGTGGGCGAGGACGACGTGAACGTTTTGGTGGGCGATTGCTTCCTCCATGACCTCATTCGCGAGCCCTCGCGAACCCTCGCGAAGGTATCCGAAGCCATTTCCCAACTGCATCAGGCCGGTTTGGTGTGGCGGTACGAGGGGAATGACCGCAATTTGCTCTATGTGTCGTTCTGGGAGACGGTGCAGCGCATCGACAAGGCGCAGGCGGGAAGAAACCCCAGACCAGACGGCACTTGGAACTACAAGGACAGCGTGATTCGCGAGTCCTCGCGAGGAGTAGCTACTGACGCAGGAGCCCTCGCGCCTGTAACAGGGGAACAGGGGAACAGGGGAACAGAGGAACAGGGGAACAGTTCTCTTGTGCGTGTCGACCTCGAAGCTCTCTTCACCAATGCATGGAGTCACTGGCCGAAGAAGGTCGAACGGAAAGACGCCCTCGCGAAGTTCAAGGTTGCATCCAAGAAGCATGACCCCGATCAGCTCGCCGCTGTCATTGCGAAGTTCGGTGACGCGTACGCAGCAACAACGGAACCGCAGTACGTTCCGGCGCTCGGTGTGTGGATCGGTCGCGAGCGATGGGACGACACACTGCCTCAAGCGCGCACCGTTCAGCGCGCACCAACTCGAGGCGAAGAGAACCTGGCGTTCCTCGTCGAACTGGCATCTGAGGAATCAGGCCGAAGAAGGGAGATCACGGATGGACAAGATTGAGATCGGGAAGCTGCTGACGCTCGCTGCCGGGTTCGATAACCGGAAGGTGGATCGGATGACGGTTGAGGCGTGGGCGTTGGTGCCTGAGATGGCCGGCGCCGACTACGAGGCTGCGAAGGCTGCGGTTGTTGCGCATCAGACTGGGCCGAATCGCAGCGAGTATCTGACGGTCGGTCACATCGTGGCTGCACTCAGGCTGGGTGGCCGATCAACGGTTGCCGCAGTCGAGGCGGATGTCAGGTCTGCGAAAGCTCGTGGCCTGATCGAATCCTCATGGCAGCCACGCGCACCACTCCCGACTGATGTTGCTGATGCACTGTTCACGTTGCGTGAGGGCGAGAGGAGAGCGGCCGCTGAACGGTTTGAGTTCGACCAGCTTGAGGGTGTCCCGGTGGATGTTGGCGAAGTGGGGTTGCGGCCATGACCGCGACCACCTTCTCCGAGATGGACATGTTCCTCGCTCGCCTATCACTGGATCCTCCCGCGGTGGAGGCCGAGCGTTACCGGATGCCGTCACTCACGGAAGCGCCTGGTTCGCCTGATGATCGGCGTATGCGTCGTGAGCATCGGGCGAAGGCTGCCGGGTTCTGGTTGCGGTCCCAGATCGGCCAAATGTTGGAAGAAGCGTCCGGGTTCGACAAGGACAGCGGATACAAGAAAGACCCGGCCCGGTTTGCGGCACTGGTCGAAGAACGAAGGAGCAAGTAAATGGCTGGCGAAACTGTAATCACTGTGGTGGGCAACATCACGTCCGATCCGGAACTTTCTTACACGCAGAACGGGCTGGCGGTGGCGAACTTCACCATCGCCTCGACCCCCCGCACGTTCGATCGCGCAAAGAACGAATGGATCGACGGTGACGCGTTGTTCTTGAGAGCTTCCGTCTGGCGTGAGTTCGCTGAGCACGTCGCCGGTTCGCTGACGAAGGGCAGTCGTGTCATCGCGTCCGGCCGCCTCAAGCAGCGTTCCTACGAGACCAAGGAGGGTGAGAAGCGCACTTCGTACGAGCTCGACATTGACGAGATCGGGCCATCGCTGCGTTACGCGACCGCCTCGGTGACGCGTGCACAGTCTCAGGGCGGCGCTCAGCGTGGTTCTGCGGCCCCCGTGGAGGAAGCGTGGGCACCGTCTACCCCTGCCGCCGCGGAGGGCGCACAGGAGGCGTGGAGCAATGACACGCCTTTCTGACCAGCCGCCCGTTGAGTGGGTCGTGAGGAACTGGCAGGAGTCGATCGTGTGCGGTCACTCCACACGAGAAGCCGCACGAGAGTGCGCCTCCGAGTTCCGCACTCACCACCAATCGAAATTCACGGTCGAGATGTACCGCCTGGACGCCGAAGAGACAGGAGACAGCCATGAATGAGATCTACCGTCTGAGGGTTGGCGTGAACTACTCGGGGAGCGGGAGTGGCGGCGATTGGCGCTACTTCGAGGACATCGAGAAAGCAAAGCCCGACCTCCTAGCCGCGCACCTTGACATGCTCTCCTACTCGGATCGACCAACTACGACTCGCACCCGGCTGGCGCGGATATGGCGCAAGAACGACGAAATCTACCCCCATGTCACCAACGTCTTCGCGTTCGAACGACACACGGATGCCGGGTGGGTTCCTGTCACATACACGATCGTCGAGCCTGACGTAGTGATTGAGGCGCCCGATGCCTAACCGCACCCATCCCACCCCCACCCTTGAGGCTCTGCCCGTTCAAACGGTCAGGGCCTCAAACGTTTCCGAGGAGGAGAAACGATGAACGACAAGCGCGAGTACGCACATGAAGGGCACGATCTGATCGACTGCCCGGGCGACCCAACGTTCTGTGCCACATGCGGGTTCGACGTCATGGGGCCAGGGCAATGCGGCACCAACGCTGCGAAGGCTGAGCCGCTGACCATCGACCGGGAAGCGCTCGCACTCTTCCTGTTCTCGCGCGACTTCGGAAAGCGCAACTGGGCTGACGTGCAGTTGGGCGAGCAGCAGGTCTACACGGCCGAAGCGGATGCCGTGATCGCTCACCTCGCCCTCTCCGCACAGGAGGCGGCAACGGAAGTCGAGTGGGCGAACGAGTTTCCCGTCGGCGGCAAAGTGTGGATCAGCCATGCCTCAGAGCAGATGGCGCGCGAACGGGCAAGTGAGCCGGGGCGCACGCTCATCAACCGCAAAGTGACCCCGTGGAAGGAGGTGCCCAATGAGTGAGAGCAAGAGCGCTGCGCTGATCGCAGAGGGCGATCAGGCGTCAGTAACGGGGGTCGAGTGGGAATGGGTCGGCCAAGCGTACGAGGCCAACGGTTTCCTGAGGATTCAAAACAACCAACTCACACCCGAGAAGTTTGGGGAGTGGCGCGCCCTCATGTCCAGCTACCCGCGAGTCGAGATCCTGCGAAGGATCAAGGCTGTGCCCGCTGGGCCATGGCAGGAGGTTCCCAGTGGGGGACGTTGAGGCACGCGAGCAGGCTTGGCAGCTTTTCGCGCAGAGGTATCACGGCGACGCATCCAGGACGGATTTCTACGCTGGCTACGACGCTGCGGAAGCTGAGCTTGCGGAGAAGCGGCGCAGGCAAGCATTCGAGGCGCTCGGCGCAATCGAGGATCTGCTCGAAAGCCAAACAGAGCATGACCGGGCTGTCGCAGAGGTTGCGTGGGATGCGTGTGTGAATGCAATTGAGCGATACGAAATCAACACGGCTGCCGCGCGTGCTGGCAACCCATACCGGGCAAACCCTGAACCGAGCACCCCCTCGAAGGAGGCCGGATGACCGCCACCTGCAGCACCCCGTCCATGGTTCCCGGTCACACATGCGGGCTCCCACAACTGCACGACGGGGTGCACAAAGCGTTCCACAAAGGCGCAACGTTCGCCGTGTGGAAGAAACGAGAGAAGGAGGACGCGAATGGATGACATCAATCTGATCCGCGTGTGGAAGCTCGGCAGCTGGCGGGTCAAAAGGGGCAGCGGCTACGACGGGATCGCGCACGTCTTCTGGGCTGACAAGACGCTATTCAGCATCCGCTTCGGTAGGCACGGACGCCGCCTCTTCTCCGAGCGCAACCAGCACCTCCCCAGCATCCAGAACAGGTGGCACTACTTCCTCGGGAAACGGGTCACCATCATCACGCGACGAAAGGAGAACCCGAATGGCTGATTACTCATTCAGTGAGCTCGTGGACAAGCTCACGAGCGAATGGCACGAGTTCGTTGATACCGATGACGGCAAAGTGCTCACCACTTCAGACGGTCTCCTCGAGCGAATCAGGGAGGCCGTTTTCGGTGGGGCAAGCGGCGGCGGTGGCACGCAAGGAAAGGCCAAGCTGCCACTGGACGCCGGAGCACTCGACATCATCGAAGTGATCGACAGACAGGCAGCAGAAGCGCTCGCCCAAGTCGACGCCAGGCCGACGCCATTCGGGCACACCGAGCAGTACGTGCGCATGTGGTCGGCATTGGTCGAAGCGGATACGCCTGTCGTGGTCACGTCGCGCGAGACGGTCGGGGATCACATCGACATGGGCAGTCAACCTCGAGTGTTCAGTGCCCAGGTGGAGACAACCGCGTTCGAGCTGGTCGCCGGCTGGGTGAACCGTATCGAAAGCTACTTCACTCCGGCGACGATCAGCGAACCCATCCCGGCTGCCTGCCCAGTGCCCGAATGCGGGGAACGATATGCGCTCCGCCAAGTCGACGGCGTAACCATGCGGTCGGACGCACTCAGCAACAGCATCGAGCGCGAGACACGGAAACTGCTCGGGGCGAACTGCGGGGCGTGCGGGAAGCACTGGGAGGTGGAAGAGCTTCCCCGGCTTGCAGTCCTCTGCGGGTTCACGCCCGATCCCGAAGCGGTCGCAATGTTCCTGAACGGCACGCCGAAAGAAACAGTTGCGCCGCGTTCTTAATTGATGCATAATGGAGGTAATCGGCTACTAGTGTGTCCAAATCCGGACAGGCAAGTAGCCTCATTGCTTTCACGAGAAAGGCGATCATCTTCGGGTGGTCGCCTTTTTTGCGTTAACCCAGACTTCCCCTGCTCGAGCCAAACCGCTCCACCTTCTAGTCAGGCCAGCGACTGCTGAGCCCTCAACGACAGCGGTCAGCGACTCAGCAGCAGGGGAAACACTCTCACGGAAGCGGGGCATCGTGGCGCTGCTAGACAAGCCGGAATACGTTGCGGATCTGCGGTCAGAGATGACGAACGTTGCCATTGGTGAGAAGTGGGGCACCTCTGAAAAGAGCGTGCGCCGCGCCAAGAAGGTGCTCGAGATTGCACCCGCACCGAAGACCACCAAGGCGGCACTCATCGGTGGCGAGTCCGAAGATCACGCAGCAGACGGCACCGCGAACTATGTGCGGTTCTCCCAAGAGCCGTGGGGATTCGACCAGTACCGCGAGTTCATCCGGTCAACAGGCCAAGACCCCGACAAGGTCACGTTCACCTGGGGCTGGACATCCAACCCTGCAGGTGGCTGCTGGAACAAGCTGAACAACGTCAAGCCGATCGCTTCGGCGCCGGCAGAGTTCACTGTCGACCTGCCGGCGCTCTACGCGGCCGCACGGAACGCCACCCCGAAGCCCTCACCAGCCCCCACAGGCCGCGCAACCGTCGTCGTGTGGGCCGACCCGCAGATCGGAAAGACAGGCCGCAGAGGCGGCACCCCCGAACTCATTGAACGATCGAACATCATCCGCGAGAAGCTCGCCGCAGAGCTCACCAAACGCCAGCCGGAACGCATCCTCATCGCAGACGGTGGCGACGGCATCGAAGGGTTCGAGTCGGGCGGAAACCCGATGTTCACCAACGACCTTTCCTTGGCCGGACAGCTCGACCTGTACGGCACGGAACTGTTCGAGTGGATCAACGTCTGCCACAAACATGCACCCGTCACCGTCATGGGTGTCCCGTCAAACCATGCTGCATGGCGCAGCGGCAAGCAGACTCTCGGCATCCCCGCCGACGACCTCGGCCTGTTCATGCACAAGCAAGTCTCGAAGCGCACCGAAGACCGCGGCATGGACGTCGACTGGGTTACGCCCGCACCATACGACGAATCAGTTGCAGTCGAGTTCGCCGGCACACGCGTCGGACTCGTGCACGGCAACCAGTTCGGTGCAGGCCAAGCGATCTCCTGGTGGGAAAAGCAGGCGTTCGGTGCCGGTGCTTGTGCATCGGCCGATGTACTCATTTCCGCGCACTACCACTCATTCGGTGCTGGTGTCGCAGGTCGCAACCCGCACAACAACCGCCAACGCTGGTGGTTAGGTGCACCAACACTCGACAACGGATCTGACTGGTTCCGGCAAACAGCCGGACGCGACTCAGATCCGGGCCTTCTCGTGTTTGACGTGACCGCAGACGGGTTCGACCTGAGCTCGCTGACGATCCTGTAAGACTTGCCAACGGCCTCGTGCCGTCCATTGAGTGCGTCAGGCACAAGAGCAAGAACCTGGCGGCGGGATGAACCAGCTACGGCTGGGGAGTGGGTGGAGGCATTGAGCCGGCCACGCGGGTTCGAGCCCCGCCTTCCTGCACGGTTCCGGGTTCAAGTCCCGGCTCGATCATGTCGAGTAGTTCAAAGCGGGTGGGTTCACACCGTCCCGCGTTGGCAGAACACCATTGGCATCCCTCACCGGCTCTGCCTCTGCGCTTCCCCCGCTAAGTCGCTGCACATTCGCGGCCCACGGGCGAACGCCTGAACGCTGACCCGTTCTCACGCTGACTGCGCAGCAAGGCACAAGCAGACCCCACAAATCAATTACCGCGCGAGTCTCGACGGGTCGTATCGAGGCCAACAAACTTCTAGCGGCGACCATCCTTGATTTGGTAGATGCGTTCGCGGCTCATGCCAGCCAGGCGGCCAAGCTCAGTAGGTTTTGCGCCCTTTGCAAGCATGCCCCTGATCTGCTCGTCACGGCCCTTCACCGCTTCGGCAACTTCGGCTGTCCGCTGCTCAATCAGGGCAACGTGGATGGCTAGCGTTTCGGCGTCGTCTTCATCGATCATAAGTAAAGCGTACATCACGCTTGACACTCATGCGTAAAGCGCGCTACACTCTAGTTATGACGAACGCGCAGAACACCAAGACCAACTTCACCAGCGTCATCAGCGCAGGCCAGTATTTCCTTTACAGCAACGGAATATTCATCGCTGGATGGGCAACGGAATGCGAACTGAACGAGTTCTGCGAAGCGCGCGGCATCGTAATTGCGTAGCCCCGCGGTCGGTCCCGACTAACCATCGGGGCTTTCGTCATTTAATCGGCGTGTGCGACAACTTAGGGAGGGCGGGCAATGGCTGACTTCCGGCAGTGTCCGCACGGCTACCATCACCCACCCGGCCCGCACTCATGCGACGGCTGCTGGTGCGAAGGCGAACGTGACCGCGAACGCTACGGATGGAACCACGACACAACACCGCAACGGCTCACAAGGGAGTGACCATGACCTCGATCAAGCTGGCCGAAGAGTTGATAGCGACGAGGGCAGCACGCCGAAAAGCACGCCGACAGCGCACGCTCTCAGAGGTCGCTGCCGAGATTCGCCGTGAGCGAATAGCGCGACGCGCCCTCATGATCGAGAACTGGTTCAAGGGCAACCGATGACCGGCAACGCGACCGAGAACCCCGAACAATGGGCGAAAGACTACCCGCCGAGTAGGTATCTGCGGCTGGATATTGCTGACGAAGAGGGCTCGTGGCTTTTGCTCGGGGCTGAGGAGGTTGGGGCGGATGTCTGACGGTCAATGGATGCAGACCAATGTCAACGCCATGATCGAAGCGCTGAAGCAAGCCGGCGACCGCTACTCACTCCCGCTAGAAACCGTGACCAACACTGAACACACTCACGCCCCATACGAATGCGGCTACTGCACATCGCAATACTCCAGTGTCAGCGCAATGCTGGCCTGCGAACTGTCATGTGCACGCGATCGAGGGCGCGAGTAGCTGCTGAAGCAAGGGGCGCACGATGGCAACCCCGATGCACAACGCCAACGGACACCGACGACGAGAACTCACCAAACGAGTCAAAGCCGAAGAGTCATCATGTGCGCTGTGTGACCAGCCCGTAGACAAGACGCTCAAGATGAGTGCCGGCAAGCACGGCCCCAAATGCCCAGGCGGCGACTGCCTTGGATGCAGCCCACACCCCATGCGCGGCGAAGTCGATGAAGACCTACCCCGATCACGAGGTGGCTCACCATACGACCGCAAAAACTGCCGCCTAATGCACCGAGAGTGCAATCAATTTAAGTCAAACAAGACGCTGGCCGAAGCTCGAGCGAAACGCGCACAAGGCGCTGTCGAACGAGTGGCAGTCACAGCATCGCCCATCTGGTGAGAGGAGGTCGGCGTGTCCACCAAGTCCTGCAATGCAGACGAGTGCACACGAACCGTCCTCGCTCGAGGCATGTGCTCAACGCACTACTCCTACTGGCACCGTGAGAACAACCAACACGAGCTGACATGCCATGCATGCGGCAAGAGCTACACCAATTCCCGTGCCGAGTCGACCGTGTGTTCAGTCAAATGTGGCAGCGCCAGAGCGGCAGAAGCCCGCCCGCCTGCGAAGCCCAAAGCGAAGCCCGTGCTAAAGACGCCGGCCGAACTGCAAGCCATGTGGGCATCCAAGCGAACCGAGTTCCGTGCAGCATTCGAAGACGGACGCTGGGCCGACTTCATCATTGAACTGCGAACCCGCGTACAGGTGACACCCGAGGGGTGCTGGGACTGGCAAGGCCAAACCCGGACCCCCTCCAAATCCGCCTCCCCCTACCCCGTCCTTAGATGGTCGGGGAGGAGCTACCAGGTGCACAGGCTCTCACTTGAAGCCAAGCACGGGAAGCCGCTCGGCACGCAACAGGCTCACCACACATGCGCGAACACACGCTGCGTCAACCCTGAGCACATGCAAGCAGCCACCCACGCAGAGAACGCAGCCGAGATGAAGGCCCGCCGATCGTACGAACTCCGCATCGCCGAGCTCGAGGCTGCACTCCGATCAGTTGACCCGAAGCATGAAGCGCTGAACCGCATCTCATACGGCCAAGCAGGGTAGGGCGGGGAACCCCCCAAGCGCCCTCCGAGGCCCACCCCCAGCATAAGGCCGTTCTATCTATCGCATTTTTTTCTTGGAGGTGAGGGCATGGCTGATTCGCATTTGACTCTCGCTGAGGCGATCGAGTCGGGCAATTATCTAGACATTCTGTTGGCGCAGCGGCGTGAGATTGCTGCGGATCTTCCTGATGAGAAGGGGCCGGCTAAGGCTGCCTTGCACCGCCAGTTGTCGTTGCTGTCGAAAGAGATTGAGGCGCTGATGGCGAAGGATGCGGAAGACACTGAGGGTGGCGCGGATGTCGAAGACGAGGAATTCGACCCCGAAGCTCTCTGAGGCTGCTCGCCATGTTGTGATTCCGACTGGCATCAAGACGACTTCTTGGCCGAGTGTTCGGGCTGAGTGCAGGCGGCTTGGCCTTGAGTTTGATCCGTGGCAGGACGGTGCGGGAAGCATCGTGTTCGGTAAGCGTGCTGATGGCACGTATGCGGCTTCTATCGGTGGCGTTGTGATGTCTATTCCGCGCCAGGTGGGTAAGACGTTCTTCATCGGCGCCGTGACGTTCGCGTTGTGCATGTTGAACCCGGGAATGTTGGTCATTTGGACTGCTCACCAGTTGGCTACTGCCGGCGAGACGTTTCGTTCGATGCAGGGCATGGCGAAGCAGCCGAAGGTGCGCCCGTTCATCAAGCAGGTGCGTCTCGGGTCCGGTGATGAGGCGATCGAGTTTTCGAACGGGTCGCGCATCCTGTTCGGTGCTCGCGAGCGCGGGTTCGGCCTTGGCTTCACGAAGGTTGGCGTGCTGGTTCTCGATGAGGCCCAGCGTGTGACCGAAAAGACGATGGATGACCTGATCCCGACGATGAACCAGGCGGATAACCCGTTGCTGTTCATGGTTGGGACACCTCCGCGGCCGACTGATAGCGGCGAAGAGTTCAAGGCTCGGCGCCGTAAAGCGTTGGAGGTTGAGCGTCGGAAACAGGCGGGCGAAAAGCCTGAATGCAACATGGTCTATGTCGAGTTCTCGGCTGACAAGAATGTTCGCCCGGAGAAGTGGCCTATGGGTCAAGTCGATTGGGCTGCGGTGTCTACTGCGAACCCGTCGTATCCGTTGCGCACACCGAAGTCTGCTGTGCTCCGAATGCTGGAAAATCTTCGGCCTGAGTCGATGCGTCGTGAGGCGTTCGGCGTTTGGGATGAGGATCAGGCGGGGTCGCGTGCGATCTCTGCCGATCTGTGGTCTGACACTGGCGTTGCTGAAGCCCCCGAGGGCATGAAGTCCTACGGTGTCGCTTTCTCGATCGATGGTTCCCGTGTTGCTGTCGCTGGTGCTGTTGCTCATGGCGATGACGAGGTTCACGTCGAGCTCATCGCTCAGGCTGACGATGACGCAGGCCTTTCCACGCTCGCTAATTGGCTGTGCGATAAGGGCCCGGATGGCGTTGCTCGTTGGCGTTCTGCCGGCGCGATTGTCCTCGGTGGTTCTGCTGGTGCTGGCGTCCTGAAGCAGCTCCTAATTGAGCGCCGCGTGCCTGAGAAGCGCATCCGTGTTGTGTCTACTCCGCAGTATTTGCAGGCGTGCGCGATGACTGATGACGCGTTCACTGACCGCAAGGCAACTCACCGTGCGCACGAGGGCCAGAAGGTCCTTGATGACGCGATTTCGATCGTTGACAAAGACAAGCGGGGTGGCTGGATGGCGACTGTGCCAGAAGGTGACGAGACGCCTGTTGAGGCGGTTTCGCTGGCCCTGTGGGGTGCGCGAACAAGTAAGCGGAAAGTCCGCGCAGAAGGCGAACGAAGGGCTGTGGTCTTCCAATGAAACTTGCCATCGTTCCGCGTTTCGCGGCAGGGCTGTGGGATAGCAATGAGCTCTCTCAGCAGGAGAAGCAGGAAGCGACCGTGCTCGCGATGCGTATGGGGCGTTTTGCTCCGATGAACCGTGAGCGCACGCTCTGGTACGACGCGAAGCACACGGTCGAGCACCTTGGCATCGCAGTTCCGCAGCAGCTCGAGGAGGTCGCACCTGTTCTGGGTTGGCCCGCGCGATCGGTTGATGACCTGGCAGAGCGCACGACGCTTGACGGGTTCGTGACTCCGGGCGACACGTGGGCATCGTCTGGGCTGGATGCGGTTTGGTCGGACAACCGCCTGCCGCTTCTGGCTTCGATGGTTCACACGTCGGCATACAAGTACGCGGTGTCGTTCGCTGGCGCAATTCGCGGCGGCAACGACGAGCCGGACGTGCTCACTCCTGCTTACTCAGCCACGACGTCGACTGGCCGATGGGATCCGATCCGCGGCCGGCTGAGTTCGTTCCTGACCATCACGGGCAAGAACACATTCGGTCTCGTGACGGGCTTTGCGCTGTTCACTCCCGAAGCAATGATCAAGTGCACGCACGTTGACGGCAAGTGGAGGGTCGATCGCCGCGTCCACAACGTTGGTCGCGTTCCGGTAGTTCCGTTCGTGCATAACCCTTCTGTTGAGTGGGAGTTTGGAACGTCGCGGATCACGCGTCCGGTCATCTCCATCACGCAGCGCGCAGTTCGCACGCTTCTCCGCATGGAGGTGTCGGCAGAGTTCTACAGCTCTCCGCAGCGCGCGGTGCTCGGTGCCGACGAAGGCGACTTTGTCGATTCAGCAACGGGCCAGATGAAGACCGGCTGGGAAGTGACCATCGGAAAGCTGCTCGCTTTGAGCCGCGATGATGAGGGGAACATTCCGACCGTTCAGCAGTTCCAGCAGGCCACAATGCAGCCCCACATGGACATGATCCGGTCGGATGCTGCTTTGTTCTCTGGCGAGACTGGCATCCCCGTTGACACGCTCGGCGTGATCCATGACAACCCATCGTCTGCATCCGGTGTCGATGCTCGTTACAAGAAGTTGAACGCGGGCGCCGAGAAGGCGATCAAGGGCTTCGAGGGCAGTTGGGCTGATCTCATGCGCCTGGCAGTCATGGTTCGCGATGACGATGCTCGAGCGGCAGATGATCTGTCGCAGATGTCGGCAAATTTCCGACGCCCACACGAGCCCACGGTGGGCGAGGCTTCGGATGCGATGGTGAAGCAGGTTGCGGCGATCCCGTGGCTTGCTGAGTCGACCGTCACGTTGCGCCGGCTGGGGTACACGAAGGCCGAGATTGACGAGTTGCTGTCTGACAAGCGGCGCGCGCAGGCTGGCACGTTGGTGTCGTCGCTGCGGCAGACCGCTGAGGCGGCTGCGGCTGATCCTGCGGTGGCGGCTGTGGCTGTTGCTCGCGGCGGTGAGTGATGGTTTCCCTCGCTCAGCATGGCGCTGACATTGACGATCTGACAACCCTCGCGGTGGCTGATCTGAACCGGTTGCTCAACTCGTTGCAGGGCGTTCGTGCCGACATGGTGCGTGACGCCCTGCTCGGTGTGATGCCCGAGCTGCTGGTGCCTTACGTCACGCAGGCGGGCGAACTTTCGGCCGTCTGGTACGAGGACATGCGCGCGGCGGCTGTGGGCGGATCATTCACGGCGGTCACCGCTGGGGATGTCTCGCCCTCGCGGATCGATGCCCTCGTTCGTTGGGGCATCAAGCCGCTCTACATGCAGTCGGAGTCCACGCCACTCTCATTACTCGGCGGGGGCATGCAGCGGATCATTGCGGGCGCCGATCGCTCCACTATTGAGGCGAACGCCCGCAAGGATGTCGTCTCAACCTCGTGGGCCCGTGTAGCGCGCCCCGATGCCTGCCAATGGTGTCGTGATCTCGCTGGCCGCGGTGACGTTTACCGTTCCGCTGAAGCGGCCGGCATGGTCATTGGCGCGGGCGTTGACCCGTCCGCAACAGCAGGCAAGCGCGGAGGTCAGGGCAAGGGCGTTCAAGCTCGAGGAAAGGGCCGGCGCGATGTTGGCTCGGTCGACTATCACGACTTCTGCCGTTGCCGAGCTGAACCGACGTTCTACCGCATCGACAAGTGGACGGACCCGAGCACGGGCCGGGAAGAGAAAGCACTCTTCCCTATCAATTAGACCAACCGCCTCCGGGCGGTTCTTTCGTTTCCGGGCTGCGATGGCGCGGAAATTCACGCGGCGCGACTGCCGCATTCACATGGAGGACACATGTCTACGCCAACTACACCGGCCGTTCCGGCTGATCCGATCATCGAACCAACTGCTCCCGCGGTTGAGGCTCCGGGTGCGACACCTGATGCCGAACCACTGGGCGCGCCTGGGCTCGCGGCGCTGAAGTCCGAGCGAGAAGCGAAGGCTGCCGCTGAGAAGCGCGCTGCTGCGGCTGAGGCTCGGGTCAAGGAGTTCGAGGACCGAGACAAGTCGGAGTCTGAGAAGCAGGCTGAGCGGCTTGCGGAGTTCGAGCGCGAGAACGCCGAGCTCCGGAGCGCGAAGACACGATCCGAAGTGGCCGCCGCTAAGGGTGTCCCTGCTGCACTGCTCACGGGTAGCACGCAGGAAGAGCTTGAGGCGTCAGCGAATGCGCTTGTCGCATTTCGGGGGGAGCCGGCGAAACCGTCTGCCGCCCCATTCATCGAGAACACGAACAAGACGACCGTGGATACGGACTTCGACTCTGCCATTGAGGCAGCGCGCAGCTCCCGGAACTTCGCACTTGTCGCAACCCTTCGGCAGCAAAAAGCTGCCCAGACGAAAGGCTAATCAATGGCTGGAATCACCGGTCTGGGAACGACCTTCAACCTTCCCAACTTCCACGGCGAGCTCATCGAGATCACGCCGTCTGACACCCCGCTCCTCTCGGGTGCTGGCGGGCTGAGCCAGGGCGGAGGGCAGACCACTTCGCCGTCGTTCGAGTGGCAGACGCAGGACCTCCGCGACCCTGAGATCCGTGCACGCCTCGAGGGTGCAGATGCGCCCACCGCGGAGTCGCGAGTCCGCGCGAACGTCGAGAACGTGGCGCAGATCTTCCACGAGCAGGTCGCCACGTCGTACACCAAGCAGGCCGCTACGGGTCAGTACAAGACCCCCGGATCCGCCCCCTTCTATGGCGCTGACGGCAGCGCCAACCCGGTAGCTGACGAGCACGGTCACCAGGTCGCGAACGCACTGAAGACCATCGCCCGTGACGTGAACTACACGTTCTGGCACGGCGTTCTGGCCAAGCCGGCCGACAACACCGCTCCGCGCAAGACCGCGGGCCTCCTGTCGGTCATCACCGCGAACCGCATCGCTACCGGCGAGATGGTGGGCGGTTCGGCTGCGACCGACACCATCACCGCGACTCACTCGCTGAGCGTTGGCGACAAGGTCGTGTTCACCGATGTGGGCGCCTCCACCGCGATCCGCACTGACCGCGTGTACTACGTTCAGTCGGTTTCCACGACCGTCTCGTTCAAGGTCTCGGCCACCTCGGGCGGATCTGCAATCGTCATCGGAACCGCAACCGTGTCGGTCATCAAGGCGGGCACCACGCTCACCGTTGACGGGCTCGGCACGCTCATGCAGCGCGTCTTCGACAACGGCGGCATCTCGGAGCAGGGCACCGCGACCCTGTTCTGCTCGTCTCGCCAGAAGCGTGCCCTGACTGCTGCGTACGCGGCCGAGTACGGCAAGGCTGACCCCTACGCCGGCACTCGCAACGTGGGCGGCCTGAACCTGCAGACGATCGAGACCGACTTCGGAACGCTGAACGTCGCCATCGACCGCGCTCTCGCGCCTGACACCCTCGCGGTCGTCTCGCTCGAGCAGATCCAGCCCGTGTTCCTCGAGGTTCCCGGCAAGGGCGTCCTGTTCGAGGAAGACCTCGCGAAGACCGGCTCGTCTGACAAGACGCAGATCTACGGCGAGATCGGCCTGAAGTACGGCAACGCGCTCGCGCACGGTGTCATCCGCGGCCTCGCGGTCTAAGCAAGTCAATTTGTGGGATGGGCGGGACTTCGGTTCCGCCCACCCGCATTTAACCGGAGGTGCCACATGGCTTCATGGACTTCACCCGATGACGTGATCCTCGCGTGGATCGGTGAGGGTGCGCCCACGGACGATGAGCAGACGCAGATCTGGGTCGATAAGGCTGAGCGCGAGATCCGTTTCCGGGTGGCTGACATCCAGGCTCGGATCGACGCAGAAGCCGCACTCATCCCGGCTGTGACTGATCTGCTCGAGACGGCGAAAGATGTTGTCGTTTCGATGGTGACGCGTGTGTTCCGAAACCCCGAGGGCATCCGGCAGCGCAATACGACGACTGGCCCATTCACGGAGTCGGCAACGTACGGCGGCGACACTCCTGGCGGTCTTGGCCTGACGGATGACGAGTTGGCGAAGTTGCAGGGTGTTCGGGCTCGTGGCGCGTTCACGGTTTCGATGATTCCGACGACTTCACCGTTCTACGGGGGCTGATATGGGCCGTCGAATTACCGAGTACGTGGGTCGACTTCCTTTCATCCCTGGCGCGGAAGATGCCCACGGGAATGCGACCGAAACGTGGGGGCCAGCCGAGCAGGTTGGCATCTACGTGTTCGATCCGGGATCCACTTCTGAGCCTCGCTTGCCCGGTCACGACCGTGTGATTGTCGAGCCGACAATCTACGGCCCGTTCGGGCTCCCATTCGAGCCTCGCGACCGCTGTGCGGCTCGTGGGGAGGCGTTCGAGGTCGAGGGTGTGACCCGTGACTGGAAGCATCCATCGGGCCTCACACCGGGTTCTGTCGTTTCGCTTCGAAGGGTGGCCGGCTGATGACTGTGAAGGTGAAACTGAAGATGAAGGGCGTCCGCCAGGTGCTCAAGTCTGGGCCGGTTCAGTCGGATCTCGCACGGCGGGCTAGTCGCATTGCTGCCGCTGCAGGCGAGGGGTTCATCGCAGTGGTGAAGCCGCACCGGTATACGGCTCGTGCGTTCGTGCAGACGGATACGACTGAAGCGCGGGAACGGCAGGCAGAGGGTGCTGTGCTCGAGCGGGCGATGGATGCGGGGCGCACATGAGGCTCCCTGATGTCGAAGCGCTCGTGGTGGCGTTCCTCAAGCCGGTCATCGCACCTGTGAAGGTTGCGACGAAGGTTCCCGCAACTCGTCCTGCATCGTTTGTGCGGGTGTATCGCACGGGTGGTGCCGCGCTGAATCGTGTTCTCGATCAGCCACAGATCACGGTCGACGCGTGGGCGGCGAACGAGGTTGACGCTTTCGAGCTCGCTGCGAAGTGTCGTGAAGCGCTCTTGAACAACGCGTCTCAGATGCAGCTTGTGCGCGGCGCCACCGAAGTCGGCGGGTTGCACCTCAACCCAGATCCGGGCACGAACACTCCCCGGTACCGATTCACAGTCGGCCTCTCGGTTCGCGCTGGCCGCTGACCCACTCTCTAACTCTTGGCCCTCGCAACGTGCGGGGGCTTTCTCTTTTGCCGGTCATGTGTCCGGCCAGATGGAAGGAACCAACATGACCGTAGAAGCAGGCAACGCTCGGATCTTCGGATCAGACCTCGACGCGATCTACCTCGCGCCGCTCGGGACAAACCTCCCAACGACCATCGATGAGATCCCCGCTGCGGCGTTCGAGGATGTCGGATGGCTTCACGGAGATGGCATCACCGAGTCGGCGACCGGCTCGAAGGAGGTCATTCGTGGCCACCAGGGCGGGCGCGTTGTGCGCACTCGCATGGGTGAATCCGGCACGACCGTCGCGTTCACCGCCCTCGAGTCGAAGCCGCAGACGAAGAGCCTCCGCTACGACGAGAAGAGCGTCACTGTCACCGCTGGCGTCCGCAAGGTTCGCCGCGGTTCGGGGCAGAAGGTTTCCGCTCGGGCCGCAGTGATCGACATCTTCGATGCGGACAACGTCACCGTCAAGGAACGTCTCTGCATTGAGCGTCTCGAGATCGTGACTGATGGCGATCGGGTGTTCGTGAACAACGACATCGCTGGCTTCCCGTTCATCGGTGAGGTCATCGGTGACTACGACTCGTACGAAGGTGCCGGTGCCCAGCTCGACACCGTCTGGAACCTGACGATCAGTGGCGTCCCCGCTGGTGGCACGTACACGCTGGCTGTCAACGGGGCAGCGACAGCACCGATCGCATACAACGCGAACGCTGCTGCGGTTGCCGCGGCGATCAATGCTCTCGCTGGCGTGACTGGCGTCACGGGTGTCTCCGCGTCGGGCACATCCCCGATTGCGATCACGTTCCTTGCTGCTGCCGCGGTGACAGCGAACGGATCTGCGCTGACGGGCGGAACTTCGCCGGCAGCAACCGTCGTCGCGACTCCGTAATTCGTGACCGGGTGGGGAACCAATGCTGATGGCTCGCCCCACCCGGTCATGACCTATAGGAGCCGTCAGTAAATCGAAAAGGAGTCATCAGCAAATGACAAGCAATCTGGATCATGCACGGCGCTACCGCGCAGATCACCCGCTCTACAACGTCTGGGCGGAGATGAAGCAGCGATGCGCCAACCCGCGCAAGCACAACTACTCACGATATGGCGGGCGCGGGGTGAGGGTCTGCGCTCGGTGGCTGGATTCCTTCGCAGCGTTCGAAGCGGACATGGGGCCGCGGCCAGATGGGTTCACATTGGACCGCATCGACAATGACGGCCCATATTCGCCCGAGAACTGCCGTTGGGCTTCTATGCGCGATCAGGCGCGGAACAAACGAAGCAATCGCCGCCTCGAACTCGACGGCGAATCACTCACAGTCGCTGACTGGGCGACCAGGACTGGTGTCCCATCAGCGGTCATCCGGCAACGAATCGACAAGCACAAGTGGAGCGTGAGCGACGCGCTCATGACACCCCGCCGCACATGGAACCGACAGGAGATTTCGGCATGACTCAAGCAAAGGGCCGCCAGCCCCAGGATCACAAGAAGCCGAAGCCCTCTGTCGAAACGATCGAGGGCGGCAAGAAGGTCACAATCTCCGGTATCACCGTGACCGTGCTGGACGAAGCACTTGACGACTTCGAGCTGCTCGAGGACCTCGCAGCCCTGCAGTCTGACCCGAAGAAGCGTGGCTCTCTGCCGCTGATGCTGCGCCGCCTCGTTGGCGATGACGGCCGGCAGGCGGTGCTCGATGGCCTCCGCGGCACGAATGGTCGAGTGCCCGTCAAGGCGGGCCTCGAGTTCATTGAGGAGCTGTTCGGGGTACTCAACCCAAACTCCTGACGCTCGCGTACGTCCTCGTGGATCACGAGGGCGCATTGCGGGCGTCACTACAAGCCACATACGGCCTTCGCCTCTCTGCTGTTCGTGCGCAGTTGGGCGCGCTCGAGCTCGCTGATCTTGTCGCGTTCCTCCCTGACGGGTGTGCGTTGTGGCAGTCGGTCGGTGGGCCTCGAGCGTGGTCGGCGGAAACGCATCTGCTGAATCAGGTGGAGTTCCGTCTTCGCGTTCTCGACTGGCGCAAAACGGGTGACGGCAGCAAGGGGAAGAACCCGCCGAAGCCCCACAAGTCTCCTGCTCTCGCCCATGAGGCGCGGGAGGAGGAATCGAAACAGTCGACCCGTGCTGCTGCGTGGGAGGCACGGCAACGCCGCCGAACTGAATAGCTCTGAGGGGGCCGCATGTCGACTGAAATTGCCTCCGCGTATCTGACGCTTTACGCGAAGATGCCGGGTGTCCAGAATGACATCGCGGGCCAGTTGGGCGCGGTGGATGCTGACAAGGTTGGGCAGGATCTCGGCAAGCAGACCGCGGGCGGGTACACGAAGGGTTTCGCGGCTGCTGGTGCTGTTGGTGGACTTGTTGCGACTCTCGCGACGGGTGCTGCTTCTGCTCTGACTGATCTTGTCGGGGAAGCCATTGCGGCGTCGGATGCGACATCGAAGTTCTCGAAGACGCTCGGGTTCGCGGGTGTGGATACGTCCACGATCGATGCGCTGCAGAAGTCCACGAAGGCGTACGCGGATGACACCGTGTATGACCTCGCGACGGTGCAGAACACGACCGCGCAGCTGGCCGCGAATGGTGTGAAGGATTACGACAAGCTCACTGAGGCTGCCGGAAACCTGAACGCTGTTGCGGGCGGCAACCAGGACACGTTCGGGTCTGTCGCGATGATGCTCACGCAGACAGCCGGTGCGGGGAAGCTGACGACGGAGAACTGGAACCAGCTCGCCGACGCGATCCCTGGCGCCTCTGGTGTCATGCAGGATGCGCTCGAGAAGGCTGGCGCGTACACGGGCAACTTCCGTGAGGCGATGGAGAAGGGCGAGATCACCGCTGAGGAGTTCAATGCAGCGCTGATGGAGCTGGGTACTGACCCGATCGCTGTGGAGGCTGCGAAGTCGACGGAGACGATGGAGGGTGCGCTTGGTGGCCTGAGCGCGACGATCGTTGGTGGTCTGGCTGGTGCTATCGACAAGATCAAGCCGATGCTGACGGACTTCATCAATGGCATGTCAGCGTTCGTGACTTTCATTGTTGACAACATCGATTGGATTGGCCCGCTCGCTGCGGGTATCGGAATCGTTGCTGGTGCGATCGCGCTGTGGACGGTCGCTCAGTGGCTGCTCAACGTGGCTCTGACGGCGAACCCCATCGGCCTGATCGTCGTTGCTATCGGCCTCCTCATCGGAGCGATCATCCTGCTCGTTCAGAACTGGGACACCGTTGTGGCGTGGCTTGGCGACGTGTGGAACGGGTTCGTTTCATGGTTCGTCGGGCTCATGGACGGCTTCCTCGGCTGGTGGAACGGCCTCTGGACTTCGGTTTGGGAGTGGATTGTTTCCGTCTGGAACTTCATCGTCCTCGGGGTGACTAACTCGTTCACGTTGCTGTGGAACATGATGATCGGAATCGGCGCCGCAATTGTGGGCTGGTGGAACGGCCTGTGGGATGGCATCGCGTCATTCTTCACGGGCGTGTGGGATGGCATCCTCGCTGCGATTGAGAACGTCAAGACGGCTTTCGGGATCGTGTTCTCTGCGATCGCAGGCATTGTGACTGGCGCTTTTGACGGTGTTGTGGGTGTCATCAAGGGCGTCATCAACGGGATCATCGACGCCGTGAATGGTGCCATCGGTGGCATCAGTGATGTGGCTGGCGCGGTCGGTGGTGCGTTCGGGCTGGACATCAGTCTGGGCAAGATCCCGCGGCTCGCTGAGGGTGGCGTTGTCTCTCGCCGGCCGGGCGGAATCATGGCGAACATCGGTGAGGGTCGCTACGACGAAGCGGTTGTCCCGTTGTCGCCTGGCGTGCTTTCGCAGCTTGGCGGGGGTGGCTCTGGCCCCTCAATTACGCAGAACATCTACGGCGACCAGAACCAGTCCGCGGCTGAAATCGGGCAGATCTCGATGAATGCACTCAACGAAGAACTGCGGGGGCTGTGATGACTCTTCGCGCTGATGTTGCTGGCCTGCCCTTCTGGGGCCACCTGCCAACTGCGGGGTACGGGTTCGTAATCGATACTGAGGGGCTCGACGGGCTCGATGACGGCGTGGTCGTGAAGGGCGAGACAATCTCTCGCCCTTCGCAGCACGGCGATTACGAGCTGCCGACGTATCTGGAATCGCGCATCGTGTCGCTGTCGGGGAACTGTTTGGCTGACTCTCCGGAGCGCCTTGGCACTCTTCGCCGGCAGTTCACGGGCCTCCTTGTGGGCTCAGTGGGCAACGTCGTGTTCGAGCATCTGGGTTCCACCGTCTGGGGCCGTGCCGGTTTGGCGCCGGGTGTGCAGAAGAAGTTCAAGGTGGACGCGGCGAGCTCAACACACGCGCGGTTCCAGCTGCAGTTGAAGTTCGCTGACCCGCGCCTGTTCGGTGATTCGAAGCCGTTCGCTGCTGCCACGTCTCTCTCGCTCAGGCACTACGGGAACTTCCTGTCGCTGCCTGTGCTCGAGGTGACGGGATCGATGCCTTCCGGGTATTCGGTGAACGGTCCTGATGGGCGCAAGTACACGGTCACGCAGGCTCTCACGACTGGGCAGACGCACCGGATCGACATGAACACGGGGCGGTTGTATCGGAATGGCGTGCTGCAGGTCGGGTGGGTTACTCGCTCGGAGACGTGGGGCATCCCGGCCGGTTCGCTCGGGGTGGCGTACACCCTCGCCCCTGTTTCTGGGTCTGGCCTGATCTCTGCGCCGTCCGTTCTTGACACATTCATTTAGGGGGCGTCGTGGCTGAGTTTTCGTACCACATGTACGCCACGGCGACGGGTGTCCCGCAGTTCCCTATGGCGCCGTCTGCGGGCACTTGGGCGCGCGAGATGGGTGTTGCGGCCGGCGCACAGTCGCACACGTTCCACCTGGCAGACGGCGACCCGAGCAGGTACTTGGATCGGTCGACGTGGCGTGCACTGACCGTTCCGTGGAACATGACGTTGACGGTGGAGCGTGGCGGCGCCGTCATTTATGCGGGCCTCATCACGGGGCGCCCGTACGACTTCGACAACAAGGTTCTGACGCTCAAGCATTCAGACATTTGGACGATCCTGCGTGACCGGTTCCCATTCGGCACTGGTTCGTATGCGGGTGGCACGTTTGAGGCGTCGGGGTTGTCCTGGCGGGCGATCGCTGGCCGGATTGTGCAGCGTGCTCTGACCGGGCCGCGGCCGATCTACGCGTTGCCGATTGTGCTGCCGGATCTGAACGAGGCCGGCACGAAGTCGCTGAAGATCGAGAACTTCCATTTTCAGACGGCTTATGACGCACTGATGGATATCCAGTCAACTGATGGCGGGCCGGAGATTGATTTTCAGCCTCGCAAGAACCCGACAACGGGGTACCTCGAGTACGTGATGCGGGTCGGTTCGACTGCAGCCCCTCGTCTGACGGGGTTCATGGCTGAGTTCAACATGAACGCCCCACGACAGCCCCTCACGGGCGTTGTGGTTGACGAGGACGCACTGAAGCAGCTGACGGGTGTGTTCGTTGTCGGCGAAGGTTCCGAGGAAGACATGGTTGTTGGTGGCCTTCCCGTTGGCGCTGAGCCGCCGCCGCAGATCATTGCAAGGGATTCGCGTATCGACCGGAAGCACCTGAAGACGGCACCTGAAGCGGCCAACGTGGCGATCGCTGCAACGGCTGCACTGATCGGGACGGCGACGCAGACGGATGTTTCGTACGTGGTCGACCCGGAGATTGCTGACGTGCAGGATCTCGTACTCGGCTCCACGTTCCGTCTCCACTACCGGGATGATTTCTTCCTCCCTGATGGGTACACCGACTTCCGGATGAAGGCACTTTCCGGGGGCATGTCCGAGATCGTGAAACCAACTCTGAGGGCGGTGAGCTGATGACTGTCCGCGAAGATCCGATCAGTAAGCAGGAGTTCTACGAGCTCAAGCGCCAGGTGCGGGAGCTTGCCACACAGTCACCCCTCCGATCGGCGTCCATCACTGAGGGCCGGCTGCGTGTCGGCGGCAGTGCGATCCTGCTCATCGACTCTGACGGTGGTGTTGTCATCGAGGGCAGCCTTGATGGCGACGGGAACATTACGTGGACGGGCGCGGCACTGTTCGAGGGCACGTTCACCGCAAAGGGCACAACCCGCTTCGAGGGTGACACGACGCAGGTTGGCCCGTTCCATATTGAGGGCGCGACTGACCTCAAGGGCGATTTCGCGGTCAAGTCTGGCGGCAAGATCACGGTTGAGGGTTCGAACCCGATTGTTCTCAGCCAGATCGCTGGTGCTGCTCAGATGCAGTTGGGTGCGGCGAAGCTGATCGGTGCAGCTGATGGTTTCGTGTTGGGCGTCAGCGACCGGCTCGTCTATGGCGGCATCGGTGGCGTAACCGTGCAGGGTGGCGCCAACTCGGTGTCGGTGAACAACGCGACCGGTACTGCAGTTGTCGGCGCCCTCACAACGACTGGCAACGTTGACTCTGCTGCGAATGTTCATGCGCGCGGCAACTTCTACAACCAGGGCATTACGACGGACACGTCGGCGGCGAACGTGTTTATTCACGCCACTTCGGGCCGCATTTACCGGGTGTCGTCGGCTACCCGTTTCAAGTCGGACATTCGCGAGCTTGAGTTGGACCCGGCGTTGCTGGGTGTGCGGGTGAAGGACTGGCTGGACGCGGGGCAAGTCTCGCAGGCCGTCGATCTCTTTCATGCGCCGCGCCCGTTTACGCGGGAGCAGGATTCGGAGTGGGAGGCGCTCACGATTCGGCGTGTACCGGGTGTGATCGCTGAGGATGTCGAGGCGGCCGGTGCGGGCGCGTTCTCCACGTACGCCCCGGACGGACAGCTTGAGGGCGTCCAGTATGACCGTCTCGCACTTGCCCGCACGCAAATCCTTGCCGATCAACTCGGCGCCCAGCAGAAGCAGATCGACGCACTGCAGCGGCAAGTCAACGAGCTGATCGAGCTACTCGCCGCGTAACCCTTCCCCTTTCTTCCGCCTCCACGTTGTGGGGGCTTTCTTCATTTCAGGAGGCCTCATGGCTATCGTCACTGGTCGGCTCGGCACTTTCTTCAAGCGCGACCTTTCTGGGCGTGCGCCGTTCATCCGGTTCATCCCGTCAGGGGTGGGCTTCAAGAGCGGGTACATCTTCGCGGAAGCGCACAAGGATGTGTACCCGATTGATGACGGTACGGGTGACTTCAGTGTCGACCTGGAAGTCACGGACCAGCTCGAGAATGATTGCTGGTTCAAGGTCGAAATCTGGTATCTGCCGGACCCGAACCTTCCGCCCGGGCAGACCCCGCACTATGCATGCGTCGACTTCCCCGAGCTTCAGTTGCGCGTGCCGTCTGGTGGCGGCGATCTTGTCGACCTCGCTGCGATGGGCAATAACCCGCTGTTCTTCTGGGCCAACGAAACCGGGGATATCCCCGCACCCGCTCGTTCCGGCGACTGGCTCTGGAACACCACTACCGACGACGTTTTCCGACTGCAGAGGGGCTGAACGATGCCAGGTTTGATCAAGGTTTTCGTAGCGAACATCAAGGGTTCGCGCGGCATCCAGGGAGTGCAGGGTCTTCCCGGAACGAACGCAACGCCCTCTGATGAGGCCGTGGCCGGGTACATCTCCACTGAGGGCGAGTCCGCCACGAAGACGGCACTCTCGACTCTCTCTCCGCAAACGCGTCAGGCGTGGCTTTATGGCAGCTACCTGAAGAAGATCAGCACCGGTGAGGCTACGCGCATCGTCGTCCGTGGTGACTCGATGGTGTACGGGCAGGACACCGTCTCGGCTGACATCGTGCCACCCCCGGCTGATGTGCTGCCGAACGGGTCAACTCACACCTCGACGCGCACGCCGGGGCCGTATCCGGCCGTGCTGCAGAACCGGCTTCGGGACGTGTACGGGGCGAATGTCTCAGTCATCAATCAGGGCTTCTCTGGCGACTACGTGAAGAAGTCCTACGATCGCTGGCTGGCAAACGAAAACGCCGATCTCACGCTTTACCATTTCGGAATCAATGATTCCGATAAGGACTACGTGCCGCTGCCGTACCGCGGGAGCGTGCAACTGTACATCGAGTGGATGGAGCGGATGCTGCTGCGCGATCTCGCGTGGGGCAGCGCCGTGGTCTTCCTGACGGCGACGAAGGGCCGCGGCTGGTCGAGCCCGACCGTGCTCGAAACCTTCCGCTCCGCGCTCTACGCGCTCGCAGCGAAATACGGCATCAACGTCATCGACACGGAGCCGTTCACCGCGAATTATGGGACAGGCATCTACTCGGACAGCATCCACATGAACACGACCGGGTACGGCACGGTCGCGACACGTCTCGCTGCATGCCTCATCGGTGAAGGCCCGCACAAGCCTTTCCTGGTCACGGGCGGGACCGTGCTGGCGACTCGGCCCACCATCGACAACTGTTTGCACGTCAACATTTCGATGGTCGATAACCCGAACGCCGGGACCCCGCCCGAGGGGGGCTTGCCGGTTGCTCTCCGGCCCCCGGTCGGCAGCGACGGATTCGCCTACTACTCCTTTTACACGGACGCGCCAGACCTTTGGGTGGTGCCGATGGTGTACCTGTCCACGGATGGGTCCGGCACAGTGTCTTGGGAAGCCGCACTGGACTTCGGCATCGGGCAGGGCGACAACACGTCTGACTACGCGGTGGGCCTGCCCGCAGAATCCACCTCGCGGGCTGATGCAACCGCCGCCCGGTCGCTCACCAGCGCCGGGACCGATCTCAACTTCCTGTACTCGGGGCACAACGAGTCAGCCAGTTTCCCCGGAAAACGGACGGCGACGTTGATGGCGATTCGTGTCGTCACTCCCGGCTGGCACACCCTCCGGGTCAAGGTGAACCGCCCCGCGTCCGCATCCGCAACTGATGTGCAGATCATGGGCGTTCAGTTCGTGTCGTCCCAGACGCTATTCATTCAAAAGCAGCTCGAAACGGCCGGTGAGTTCCACCGACCTGTCCCTGCTTCTTTCAACGAATCGGCGGACATTCTCACCACGTCATTCCACTGGCCGACGATCCTCGCTTCGGCGGGGGTCCCGCCGTGGACCGGCGCCCACTACGCGGCACCGCCCTTGCGTGTCACTGTGCGGTCGTACGGGCAGGCAGTGTGCGAGTACATGCTGATCTTCAACCAGTCGCCGATCACGCCCGGATCGGATCAGGCGGCGGTAGTCGTGGGTGCGTCGGGCGGAACCGGGTCAGGGAACATCGAACTGGTCTCGCTGCTGCGTGCGACCCCTGTGGGAGCTACCGCCGTGAACGCCAACACGCTCTCGCGGGAGCTGGCGTCGGTGCAGTACGTCGCGGCAACCCAGTCGCTGCGGTTCAACTGGAAGACGACCACGGTCAGTGCTGCAGCGAAGGACATGAAGAAGAACTTCGCTGTGACGATCAGTTTCCTGTAATCAGGGATCGCCTAGGCCGGAGCTTCCCGCTTCGGCGTGTTCTGGCGAGCAGTACCCTCGGTGACCCTGTGCATAGCTTTTGCGCAGGGTCACCGTCTCGGGGCACTCAAGCCCATAGAGCCGATTGATCCGGCACGCGATCACGCGATCCTCACGCCCTACAGCCCATGCGGCAATGCGCGCGATGGGGGTCAGGGTTGCCATCCCTGAAGCCTACGGCAGAACGGCATCCGTTGCGCGGTCGAAGCGGTGCACGTCAACCCATGCGGTGATGACGAGCGTCACCCACATGCCCGACCAGAACAGTGAGTAACCGAGCGCCACTGAACCGTGCTCGAGCGTCGGCGCCCAAGCCCACAACAGGGCGAGCGCGAGGATGCCGGCAAGACCTGCACCGAACCACACGTCGTCGTAGTCACGGGCGGGCGTGATCGCTACTGCGCGTTCCCGCTCGATGCGTGCACGCCAATAGTTGGCCGGTGTCGCTGTCGTCGTATCCATGCGGCGACAATAGCAGGTGTATATACACCCGTCTAGTCCTCGGCCACATACTCCTCGAGCGCACGCACAACCACATCGGTGAGCGTCTCGCCCCTGACCGCTGCCTTCTCTTTCGCAGACGCCTTCAACTCGACCGGAATCCGCATCGTCGTGATCGGCGTCTTCGGCTGGTTCGGCATACCCACATACAACCACGAACAGGAGGCGCCCATGACCGCACTTTGGCCCACCGGGTCAACAACTCAACCAAGGCTCAGTGACAACTACGGGCCGCGCTCTGGCATCGAGGGTGCACGCTCGTTCCACTACGGCGTCGATATCCCGATGGCACTCGGCACGTTCATCCATGCGGCGCAACCGGGCACGGTGATCTTCTCCGGACGCAACGGAACCCTCGGCGTCCAAGTCGTCGTGCGCACCCGTGACGGGGTCGAATTCCTTTACCCCCACATGGAGGACGGTTCAGAAATCGCGCTCCACACGGTCGTGAGGGAAGGGCAAGCGGTCGGCAAAGTCGGACTAACCGGCCTCACTACCGGGCCGCACGTTTGCTTCCGAACCTTCGATGGCTCCTGGCGCAGCGACGCCGACGCGCGCAACCCGGTCACGTTCATGGCCGCACTCAACCGCTCGTCCACCGCGGGCGAGAACATCACTCCAATCACCATCAAACCCGAAGAGGACGACAACATGAAGCCATACATCGTGAGCGACGGGGTGGCGGTCTATCTCTGCGTCGCCGGCCGGAAGATGATCCACATCCCGAACCCCGACCAGTTGGCCGCGATCAAGGAAATGCTCGCAGGTGGTGAGCTCGGAACCCTCGCCAAGGTCAAGGCCGTCGAAGCGATCTGGTCACAGATCCCCGTCTAACCCTCCTCCACGTCCTGAGGAGGGCACATGCCAGATTGGTTCAACGTCGCCATTACCGGCGCCATCGCGTTCGTGCTCGGCATCATCGGCACCGTGTTGACCGGCAAGCGTGACAAGCGTTCAGCTGAATCCACCCTGATCGACCAGCTGCAAGAAGAGCTGGCCGGTTACCGCAAGACCACGAACGCGCGTCTAGACAAGCTCGAGGCCGAGAACGCCGGCTACCGACGATTTGTGTTCGCACTCATCGACCACGGCGACGCGAACGGTATCGACCGCCTCCCGTGGCCCAACGAACTTCCCCGATAGGAGACACCGTGACACACGCAGCACCAAACAAGACGCCGCTCTGGTATCCGAATCAGCGCGTACTGCGCACAACCGTCCAGGCGATCGTCGGGCTCATCCCGACGTTCGTTGCGATCCTGCTCATCCTCGCGGATCAGTGGCCCGCACAGTGGCTCATCGCTGCTGCCGGCGTCGGTGTGAGCGTGCAGGCCGCACTCGCGAAGATCATGGCACTGCCTGCTGTCGACGCGTGGCTGACCGAGAACACCGGGATTGGCTCCGCACCCCGTGCCCGAGGCCTGTAGCTGTCGCCACACCGGATGCCCGGACTCGTGCCAGCATCCGGCAGCGTGTGATTCCTGTCGACATTGAACCGCCCCCAGCAGTAGCCCTCACGGGTTGCTGCTGGGGGCCTTCTTTTGCGTTGGCTCCCCGTGTAGGTACTGGTACTCAGGCGCCCCCGGTACGCCGCGCGCAAGCAACGCCTGATGGGTCGCGTTACATGCTTGCTGCAGAGTCCGGAAATGCCCGAGCACACGGCGCCCGTTCTCATGCTCAGCCCACGTCTGCGCTTTGTAGTACACCTCGTCACCGCGGCGCATGATGCGGATGAGCCCGTAGCAGCTGCCGAGGGTGTCGATCATCTTCCATGTGCCGGTGGGGTTTTCTACCGCGGCGAGAATAGGAAACCATCTGTTCTCGCGTCTCTCCATGCATCGAATATACGTTCGAGAGAGTCGGACTGCAATGTGCGCCGTCAGTGACTCCCGCTGCTCATCTAGTAGTGTTCAAGCACCTCAACACCTACCGGGGTAGTCGTTACAACCCCTGCCTTTGAGCAACTGCTTGAACGGCTCCCGCTAGGTGAGAGGAGCACGGCTTGACTGTGCATAAGAAAAAGAGCGTGCGAAAGACCAAACGAAAAGCCCTGATCGACAAAGACAAGATTTTGATCTTGCTCTACGCCGTCAGGGCTATCGCTTGGTTGGTTCGGTTTCTTACGGAACTGAGCTAGTTCGTTTCTTGGGGCATCCGGATTACCGTCCGGGTGCCCCTCACTAATTCAGGTCGATGAGCAACCTTAACATGATTGCTGGATAGCTATACAACGGATAGCAACCAGATTCATTCCCGACCAACAAGAACCAATCGGCTTTCCGATGCTTGGAGTCCGGCTAGCGCGATCACTGCCACGGGTGTAAACCTGATCGTGCAGGACCTCCTCATGTACGCCACCAACTATCCGAGCCAGGCGCCGTGGCAAGAACGCTACGACGACGCGGGAACCGGTGTCGAAATCGAGGAGACGACCGACCGATACGTGTTGGCGTTGGCCGAGGCGGTGGTCAAGTATCCGGCCGGTCACCCTGAGTTGCTACGGGCGATGGAAGATGCGCGACGGAGTGTCTACGGCCGGTGACGCAACTCGGGGATGGACTCGTTCGCAGCCTCGAGTGCGGCATGCTCAGCGATCGCTGCATCCGTCTCGGCTTGCTGCTCCGGTGTGAGCTCGGTAGCGGCTACTTCTTGATCGCCAGGGAAGTCCCAGATGTCGATGTCACCCAT